CACCACCAATAACATCATCAAAGCTGTTGTCATCTAGTTGTATTTTTTCATTTGGGTTCATATATATATTGGTTTAGTTTACCTACAAAAGTAAAAATTATATCAATAGTTTTTACAGTTTTATTATTTTTTGAGTTTCTATTATTATATACCACTTACAAGCATCCTCCATATTTGCATTTTTTTATATGGTACTTTCTTACTCCTCCTTTTTTTTGTTCTTTGGAATTTTTACTAAGATAATATCCTCCTGTGCCTACACCTACTGCTGTACCTACACCAATAGCAGCTTCTTTAAAAAGATTTGGATTTAAAGTAGGATTCCATCTACTTGTCATAGCAGGTCCTTGTAAAATATCGCTCATATTCTCATATAATCTATTTCCAAACTCTTCTGAATTTTGAAATAAGGTACTTCCCGGAGTTCCCTGCCCTCTTATATTATAGTTTACTCGATCTGTAATCCTATCTGATGCAAGTAATAATCCTTCTCCGGGATAAACAACATCAGTAGGCCCACCACTCATACTAGATGCATAACGATCCTTATATAAATTTTGCATTGGATTACCGTCAGTTTTTGATAGAGTTAACCTAACATTATCTCCATAACTCTGGGTCATATTGGTTAGTCCGTCAGGATTAAACTTACCGTATTTCTTCGCATAAAATGCACCTGTAGCTGCAGGGTTTACTGTAAAGTCCACGTCGGTAACCCAATTTCCAGTAAGATGTGCCGTTTCAGGATTCTGTAAATTTTGTTTTAAAATACCTTCAGTTCTGGCAAGATCTGTTGCAGTCCCGGCTTGTGGAGATATATTCATTGTTGTAGTATAAGGTCCTGTTGTATTTCCCCTAAGTAGATGCTTAGCCATTGTTGGAGATTCTTTAAGAACAGTTTTAGTGCTTTGATAAATGTTGTTTGCACCTTTTAAAACTTTTCCACCTGCAAATGGTATAGCCAATCCTGCTGCTGAAAGAGCTGCGTCATCGTAATTACCTCTATATACAGAAGTAAGGCCACTAATAATATCTCCAGCTTCAGAAACTACAGGAATACCTGTCATACCCAAAGCATCCCCAAATTGTACAGGATCTGTTAAAAATCCTTTAATATCTTTTTTAGCTTGAGTTGCATGGTTTTTAGTGTCTTCAGCCTTTTGATTATTTTTATTTTGCACCTCTGCTTTAGTCATTCCGCTACCATTCGGCTTGTAATAAGATGAACCTTGAGTTGTGCTTACTGAATTATTGTCCCATCCAAGATCATATGGATTTTGTGTATTTGTTTTTGAGGTTGGGTTTGTTTTGGATGTTTTGTTTTTTGGTGTTTCTGTAGTGGGATTAGTCTGTATCTGCTTCGTTAACGCACTTAACTCTGCCATTGTCATGTTAGAATGTGGACCTCCGTGATTATATCTTCTTACTCCCCCTTCTTTAAATTTTAATCCAATCCCTAACATTCCCCCTTTTGTTTGCGGGTTATATCCAACATTACCTGTAAAAGCTCCGTATTTACCATATACCCCAACATCATTTATATTTTTATTAAGAAGATCATAATTACCATATGCTCCCAATTCAAAACCAGGTATAGACTTATCCCAATCAGCACTACCATAATTAGTTTTTCTCTTATACCCTACTTTAGCATAAGCATCAAGTCCAGAGTCAAATGCAGCATCTATATTTGAGTTTTTAAAACTTTCTATATTCATACTAGCATTTCCACTAAGACCTGTTTGTAATACTGGAGCCCCAGATCTTGTATCATCTTTCCCAAAAGAAAATTGAGTTCCAAGATCTAAATCCATCCCAACATTTTTATTTCCTGTATTATAATTTAGTCCTGTATATCTTTGTAAAGTAACTGGCCCTTCAGTATCTCCACATTTTTTTATTCCTGGACCACAATTATGGTTAGCCTCTGCCCCCATAGAAAGTTTTACTCCCCCATCTGTATATTTTCTTATACCTCCACTTTTAAAATCTCCATCTTCTTTTTTAGGGCCAATCGGAGAACTTAAATACTTTGGATACTTATTCCGCATTTTTAAAAGTAACTTTTTATACTCGTCAATATCATATCCTTTAGATGTTAAATAGTCTTTAGACCAATTTGCAATTTCTGGATTATTAAGACCTTCCGCTTCTCTAGCCTCTCCTTCAGCTGTCCCAGGCATGGAGTACATATTGCTATCTGCCCAAGAGGAAAAAAAGTCATCTGGCACAAAATTTGATTCCTTCATTCCATTTTTAGATAAGTCTTCTTTTATCTCTTTAATTCCTGCCTTCAGATCAGATTTACGTCTATCAAAAAAAGTTTCTCTAAAGCTATCTGATATTGGACTATCTAAAGTATTATAATTTTTTAACGGTCCTTCATAATTAGTTGTTAATCTATTATTTTTTTTCTGAAAATCATGAAAAACTTCATGCGCAAAATCTGTATCAGCAGATTTATAATTAGGATTACTCCATACTGGTAACGAGTCTTGAATATTTAAAAGTATTTTGTTGTCCGTAGGAGAATATCTAGGTCTTTCTTGTGTTGAGTATTCTACAGTAGGATCTATTTCTTTTTTTACTCCTCCTTTTTTATATTGTCCAGGTTGAATAATATTTCTTTCTGTAGAACTTTGTGGGGCTTTAGCTTCAAATTCTCCCCCTAAAGCAGGCGTGCCTACTGATGGAGTTTCTTGAGATTGTTGTTGTGCTGCTTGCGCTTGTTTTTGATAAGCTTCAACATTAGCTTCATCTATTAATTCAAAGATAGGGCCTTGATGGCCTTGAAGTAAAGCTTCTTTTAAGATTTGCATTTGTTCCTCTGAACTCAGCATTATTTATTTGAAGGTTTATTATTTTTAGATTTAGCTATCCTTTCTTTAGACGCAGTTTCTTCTCTTTTAATAATTGAAGTATTTCTATTAGTCTCTGCTTTATCTATATGATCTTGAGCTTTAATATCCACTTCTCTATCTCTAATATCTAACTCTCTCATACCTCTAGCTAAGTTTAATTCAGCGTTAGTATCATTATCTCTAGCATGAATCATAGCTACTTTGATTTGAGTTTCTCTATCTTTCTCTTGATTCATATTTTTATCCTCAGCTTCTTTAGCTAATTGTTGTAATTTAGCTTGTTCCATTTGTTGTTTAGCTTGTTCTTGAGCTTGAGCTAAAGCTTCTTGAGCTTTTTCAGCTAATTTAATCTTATGTTTAATTTGACTAAAATTAGATGAATCCCACATTTCAACTATACTAGAAGCTGGAACTCCATTTTGAATCATAGATTGCGCTAAAGCTTTGATTGCTTCTAATTTATCTTGCTCTTTACCAGAGTCAGAAACAAAAATACCGTATTCAGATTCCATGTGATTTAAACTACTTAAATCTAAAAAATCTGTAGTACCGTCAGCCATAATATACATAGTTTTTTTCCCAGTTAACCAAGCTTCTTTAGAGTAGTCAATTAAACTTTGTAAATCTCTTTGTTCAAGTCTATTAAATTTACGGAATAAATCTTCAGTAATATGAGACGATTGTACAATAGCTTGTTGCGAAGTTGCTTTACCTTCATAACTACCTACCTGTCCTTGCCTTTGCCTATTAACCCCAGAAATTTTTTCCCATTCTAGCATAATAGATTCAAGTAACCCAATATATTGTTCTATAGTTTTTATAGACATATCTAAAACAGATTGATGTTGAGGAGAAAGTTGAACTCCTTCTTTGTTGTAATCAACCCAAGCTATGCCTGTGCCTTCTAAATAGTACATAAATTTATCCATATCCCATTTTTTAGGGATCATGTTAATATCAAAAGAAGCAATAATATCTTTACTTTTTGCAATGGCAAGTTCTAATCTGTATTTATAAATATTATAATTTAATTGATAAGGTATCCCTAATTTTACTAAAGAAATATTTTTACTATTTATATTAGAATATCTAATTCCATTAATAGGTAGTTTACAAGTTGAATGATTATCTAAAGAATTTCTTTGGTTAATTACAGGATGAATTTTAATATACATTCTTCCATCTATTCTTGTTCCTTCCCATACTTCATTAACCCACTTCCATTCTAAATTAGCTCCTGTAACTCGTAGTTCTTCAGGTAATCTAAACCCATCCTCTACAATTTGCTCTTCCATTGCCCCAGTCTGTGGATCAACAAAAGATAAAAATCCAATTCTTTTTCTAGACTTCCAATAAACTTGAGCAACTTCGATTAATCTATTTCTATATGCATTAGCATCTTTTCCTGCTGCAGCTGTGTATAAAAAATAAGAATCAGACTCAGAATGTCTTGGTTCTTCAAGTTCTAATATTTGTTGTTCTGTTAAGTATTCATAAAAATTATCAACAACGCTAGATGCATGTAAATATTTACGAATTAACGCCCAATCCCCATCTTCTACAAAATCTAAATCCGGATCTAAATCATAATCTATATCAATTGGATTTAATACGTCATAAAATGGTTCGTTATTTCTTACTCCCCTATGAGTGTATACTTCCCCAGAAACTAAAAAGTGAAACCATGCTTTTTGTAGTTTGTCATGTATTTCTTGACTATGCATAATATAGTCTAAAGCTTGCTGTCCTTTTATAGCTCTATTATCTACATAAGATGCTTCAAATTGTTCCGCTATATGTTTAGGTAATTCTACTTCTTGTTCCTCCCCTTCAAAATTACCACTTTTAATTAACGCATTAGCAAATTGTTTTTGAAAGCTTTGATAAATTAAATCTGATTTAGCTTGTTCTTTTGCGCTAACCGTATCTGCATTTTGTACTGTAACTGTAAAATTAAGGGGTCTCTTAGATTTTTCCCCTAAAAGTAAATCAATAATAGGTTTAATTATAGGGTAATTACGTAGTTGAGAGGGAAAATTATTTCTACTTTTGCCATAAGGCTGAAGAACATATTTATAATCCGCATCGTCAATTACACCGTTATAGTATTCATATAATGACTGTAAGTCATCTTTTCTGTTACTCCCTGAACTTCGCCCAGAGTTTGAAAGATCTATGTATGCTTCTACACAAGCTTCTTTCCATTCCTTATTTTTCTTAGATAAAGGCAGCTTTTGCCTAGGTATTTTATCGTATCCCATAATCTACAAATTTAATTAAATTATACTAAGCACTTACAGCTTGTATAAATATTGTTTTATTGTTTATAAATATACCACTAGTTTAATAATAATTTTGATCAAACCATTTGTCTGATGCTCTATCTTCTAGTATATCTTTTACTTCTGCATTATATAATTCTCGCGTATGATACATTCCAATCATAAAAGCCATAGCACGGTCAAAATTACCTTTATGATTAAATTTAATTAATTCCATTAAAAGAGCAGGGTCGTATATTTTATGCAAATTTAATAATTGTTTTCCATTTTCATCAGTTCTTCGTACAGTATTTAACCAATCCCTTATATATATTTCACCTTGGCGTTTTCTAGCCTCTGTCATATGCATACCATATTGTCTTTTTACAGTCCTTGATTGCAAGTCTTTTTTATCTAACATTTCAAACTCTTCTTGCAATTTATGTAACTTTCTATATCTTTTAGCATAAGCTATAACCTCACCTCGATCATTTTCAAATCCAATCTTACACCCATAATAATCTGCTAACAAAAATAGATTTCTATTATATTCATCTTGAGTATGGGGCCTCCCTACATATGAAGCTACAATAATATCGTCAGGTTGAGATAAATTATTAGGTCTTTTTAAAACATAAGTTGCTCCTAATGAAGAAGAGTCTGCTGATTGATTTTGTCCATAAGGGTCATGACAAATTACATACATGTTTACAGGGACTTGTTGTTTTTGATTTCTATACGGAGATTCATAAATAACTACAGACCCAGATAACTGATCATCTTTTCTATGAGGAAATTTTAATATAGGTTTTAAATCCCCGTTTATTTTAAATTTAACTTCCCCCTCAGCCCCGTAATATAATTCTCCTGCAGTTCCTATAGCGTGCAAATTATTAGCTTTTATATTATTATATTGTTCTTGCAAAGAAGCTACATCAAACAAATTAGATGTAACTTGTAAGGTTGCTTCCTGTGGGGAAAATGGATGCTCTGCAATATACTGATCTAAAGACTTAGCATCTGAAGCTCCTCTTTTTTTAGATCTCATAATACTTTCGTACTCAATAGCTTTAGACTTTAAAGAGTTACCTTGCTCATCTATAAATCCGTCTAGATTCTTATGGATAGGAATAAAATACCCACATCTAGTTCCAAATGCTCCTTCATCCCAAACATTTTCATAACTCATACAATCATAAGCTTCTGGATTATAAAATATTTCTTCCATAGCTTCAAAGTCAGATCCCTCTGTTCCTCCTGTACCAAAAGCAACCATTAACCCTAAAGTTTTAGATCCTTGTCTCATTGTAGGCATTGTTACCTCCCAAGCTTTTAATAATCCAGGAAAAGATCCTGCTTCTTCAAAGAATATAAGTTCACCTGCTTTTCCCCTTACTTTATCTGGAGCATCCTTTAAAGATACCCCCATAATTTGAGACTTCATCCCCATTTCAATCTCCATTCCATTTACTTTCTTTTTATACCCAGACATTTTATGCATCTCTCTATCTCTTAATCTAGGTTGAGCCCAAGCGGTATGGTCATCTATAAAAGATAAAAACTCCCAGGCTTTTGATAATAATCCGTCCCCAATTAAAAATTCTTTAGAGGAAGCAAATACAAAATTTTTTGAATTCTTAACAAAGAAATAATTACGGGCTAACATAGATCCAGCTTTGTAAGAGTATCCTTTACGTCTAGCTTTTAAAACTATCATATGTTTATTTTCTGATCTAGCTTTATCTATCTCATGAAAATACTCCCAGTCCCCATCATAAAAACTAGGGAATGCTCTTTCACGTTTAGCTTGAATTGTTCCATCCGGAAGTTTTTCATCTACAGCTCTATCTATAGGGCAATAGTTTAAATAAAAATAATGAAAACCTGTAACATGTATATCATCTCCAGTATACCCATATAAACACCTATTACGTTCTTCATCCCAAAAGTCATAGTAATCTTTTGTTCCTGGTAATGCAGAAGTATAATAACCTGTCTCTATAAACGTTAAAGAAGCTCTTCGTACTTCGTTGGTATTTTTAAACATTCTTTTTTTATTTCAACTAGTTTAGCACATTTTTCATATTCTTCTGTACTTATAAAATATTCAATTACTATATCTATTATATCTTCAGTTCTCCCATCTTCAAAAACAGGATCAAAAGGTAAAGGCAAATCATCTATAATTCCTTCATCTAATTCATAATAAATATCATCTAAAGTTTTTTCTTTAGTGATAATATAATAAGCATTCATCATAGCTCTTTCATATAAAGCCGTGTCCTCTATAAAATCCATTATATACTGTATTTATTTACTTCTATTCCACCTCTATTTGAATTGGCAGCTTGCTCTTCTTTCTTAACTATTTCTTCTAATCTACTTAACCCATCTACTACTTTTCCCATATTAGATAAATTAGCTATTAAATCTTTTGCATGAAATATAGGCTTTCCATGATCATCCATTAAATGCAAATCTATATCTCTAAAATATTTTTCTAGTTTAACTATAGATGTTCTAGCAGCTTTTAATAATCGTACTGCTGATGTTTCTAATAAGTCTTCATATTTTTGACATGCCTCTAATACTTTAGGGGAAGGCACCCATTTCTCTGCATTTTTAAATATACTATTTTTAACTTCTATCTCTCTTTGATCCCATTCATATACTGAAAAAGGAGATCTATGGTCGACCATAAAGTATACAAAAGATAACTCAGTAGTTGATAACCCTTTAAATTCTGAAATTGATAAAGCGTACCCAGTTAAGCAGGCTTTATTTTCATATACATATATTAGATCGTTATTTAAATTCATTTAATTTTAATTTAATGGTGTATTCTTAGAAGGTTCAATACTAATATTCTTAACAAGTTTGTTAACAAACCTCACTATTCTTTCAGTTTTCTTTATTACCTTAACTGTTATTTCATAATCTTCTGAATACAATTCTATTAAAATTTTATATCTATGATGCCCATTTACAATAACGTACTCATTTATAATTGATGTTTCATATAAAACTATAGGTTTTAAATTACCATATTTTTGTATACTATTTTTTAAAGCCTCCCACTTATAATACTTATCATCTTCTGCATACACGTCTGAATGCGGATTTACACCTGCATTACTAGTATATTTTGATCTAGTAATCTGTTTTAATTTTATTTTTTTATATATAAATTCTTTATGCTCCCTTAAGTCTTTATATAGAAATGATTTAAAATATGCTCCAAATAATGATTTATTACCATGTTTATATTTTATAGCTCTTAAATAGTGTTTATTAATTAAAAGTAATTGTATTATATTTCTTATTTTTTTTAACATTATTTTTTATTTTTATTTAAATGCTTTACTCTATTAGCATTAACTGAAAACTTTCCAAAATAAGGGAGACGCACAGCTTCAAATTTCCCTTCTTTAATTATTTTTTCAACATATTTAAATTGATAATTTACTATTTCTTCAACTTTACTTAAAGGTAAATTATATTTATTAGCTAAATAGTATATAATCAATTCTTTATTTTTTATCATTCTTTAGGCCATTTACCCTCAGGACATTCTGCAGTTTTCCATTTAGCTTTATTTTCTAACTTACACCCACACGCGCTACATCTCATAGATTTATATATTAATTTTGGACAGGCTAAACAAGTCCCTAATCTTTTAGTGTAAGCTGTTTCAGAAACAACTTGCGCTCCATTCGCTATCCATTTAGCCGTTTCTTTAGTGAAGGATGCTATCATTTTTATAATACTCGGGGTTTCTTGGTTCTCGCTCATATTCATCAATTTTTATTGTTATTAATTTTCCTTTATTATCTTGTACAATTAGTATATCATATTCTTCTATTTCATAGTAAGAAAGTATCCAGTCCTCAGACATTACTTTTTAATAATTACTATTTCAACTGAATCTGTATCTGGATTTAAAAATGGATTAAGTTTATATACATTGTCTTTAAAAATTATTACTCCTTTATCTTTAAATTTTTTAATGTAATTATTTAATGTATTATAATCTTTAAGGCCAAGAGGTCCAGCTACAAGTTTTTTGTTTTTTGTACTACAGAAATTACTATCTTCTTTAAGGATATTTGTATCTATAAACATAGAAAGAATACTTAATTCTTTATCTGTTAAATTAAATATACCATTCCATAATTGAACATACTTATATGTAGTATCAATATTAACTGTTATTTTTCTTTTTTTCATATTCTTTTTCTAATATTTTTAATAGATCTTTATCCCCGTACATAGGTTTAGAATTTTTAGATAGTATATATTCCTGAGGTTCAAATATCATTTTAACTTCAGATATTAAATTATTTTTATCTTTTTTTACAATCCATCTTCTACCTCTTACTGTTTTATTTCTTTTTAAACTTTCCCTTAAAGTCATAATATAAATTTTTTATGTGAATTGCCTGTTCTTAAACATACATACTCCTCTTTAGTATTATATAATCTACGTCTACAATCTTTATTATGTAAACCTAAATGATGTAAAATTTTATATTTCCTTAGTATTTTCCTTATCATTTTTTAATTCTATTCTAGCAGAAGTCCCTTCAAAGACTATCCTTGAAGTTTTTGATTGTCTGTTAAACTCTTCTATATACTTTTCTAAATTTTCTCTTGCAGCTAAAAATGATAAAAGTACCTGCAACTCTTTACTTGCAGTAGTAAATTTATCTTTTATTTCTTGCATTTTAATGGCAGCATCAACAAAAGAATGGTAGTCTTCTATAGATATAGTAACAGATCCGTTTACCATTTACCTAATAATTGATATTCCCCTACAATAAGGTAATCTTTGGTATCAATATGTGCTTTTACAGCCTCTGTTCTAGGATCAACCATTACAGTATCCCCTACTTTTACAAAGTTACATAAAGGCCCTACAGCTAATACTTCTAATATATTAGATCTTTTAGCTTCTTGTATTGAAGTAGCCTCATCTAATATAATACCTGATTCTGTTGTTGTGATTGTTGGGTCTGGAAGGACAACCCACGATCCATTTGGTTTAAATTTCATAATTTATATATTTGTTTTTTTGACAAAGATATAAATTATTTTTTTATAGCACCAAACTTTTATATTTTTTTTAAACAGTGAGAAGATAAGCATTTAAAGCTTGGGCTAAAGTATAGTCTGCACTATCATATACTCGTAACTCTTTTATAGTTCCTCTATAAGTGTCTCCTGCAAACCCCGCTACATATCGCGCCCCAAGAGTATTAAACGTAACTGGACTACTACCACATGCTATGCCCCCCATAAGTACACCATTCTGATAAACTTTTATTTCATTACCAACAGTTCTAACTACTGATATAGGATCAGTTGCATTTGCTAGAGGATTAAGGGTTACACTTTGAGTTACACCACCTACTCTTATTTCTAGATGTGTAGGTATGCTAAATGAAAAAACACTGAATCTAATATAATCCGAGCTAGGATTTAAAACATCCCCTATAACAGTTCCAAGATTAGTAGGGTTTCCTACCCACCCAACCATAAACGGACCATTTAGAATTATTTCATCTCCAGGATCAGTTGACAAATAACGACCAGAATCCCATCTAGGGTCTAGGGTATTATCTAAAAAAGGCATTCTACCATAATTTGGGAGAGACATCTTAACGTCATGACCATTACCAGTAAAATCTCCCCACTCTGAGACATAATTAATAAAGGTTGTTGGATGCTGTGAAATAGTGTGTAGTGTTTGTTTTTTATACCAAGCATCCATAAGTACAGAATAGGACTGTAAAACACTAGTACTCCTGCTTTCACGACTTAAACTTTTTCCTAATCCTAAACCTATAGACATAATATTATCCTATGTTATGTTAGGTACTAAAGTATATGCTATTACTAAGCCACTAGTTATATATACACTTGCAAAGTTCCCATAAATTGTTACTCCTGCAGGTAGTGTAAAATTTACTACCCCCGAAATAAAAGACATATTACATTGAGCTGTATCAACTGCAGAATCTGAAAGAGCGGTTATTGCAAAGAATGGTCCTGTTCTTAGACTATTTGGTTGTACCATCACTGCCGTTCCAGGTTGTACTGCAGAATGAGTAAATAATCGTGTATCTTCTAATATTTGTTCTTGTGTTGTTCTTATTGACATTTTTTTATTTTTAAAAATTACATAGTTATCCCCCTTAGGGTTCAGCTTTCAAGTTTAGATTTCAATCTAGCAGTGCTTCTTTTTCAAGAGACCTAAGGATAGTAAAACTGGTGTTAATTCACCGCACTTACCTATGTGCATTCTATCCTAACTAGAGTTTATACTTAACTCTTTTGCAGCTACCGGAGAAAATCTCGCTCTTATTTAGAACTACCAATCCGATGTCTTTTCCCTTTTATGATTACCAGGGGATGAAATTACTGCAATGCAAAAATACTAAAAAAAATTAAAATGCAAGTAAAATTATAAAAAATTTTTTTTGGGGGTGTTTTTGTGAGAGTGTTAAGGTGCTTGGAAAGGCACCCCGGCCAGTGTGGGGGACTTAGGGTACCCCCCACAATAATATTAATACCCTCATTAAAATACTTTTAATTATGATTCAAAAAACAAACACTGCTGTACTCTCCGCAAGCGCTGAGTACATCTTGGCCAATGAACAAACCATTGACCTAACCGTAGGCTCAGAGAAAATAACTCTTGCGCCTACTCGTTTCATTAAGACCACTGGTCTTACTGAAAAACAACAAGAACAAGTTCTTGCTTTATTAAAATTGGGATCAATCCCAATTGTAATGACTAAGTAACTTAGCAAAGGGGGTAAACCCCCTTTTCTTTTTGCTATATAGGTGGGGATAGATAGACTTATCTATCAAAAGGGTGGGGTGGTAATATATTCTCTTGTCGTGAACTTACGTGCTACCTCACTTACACCCCTTTTACACTATATTCACAACGCATACTATTTCATATCATAGCATAGTATAGCACTTGAAGCAGCACTTGACCTTAAGCAGAGGGATTTAACTAAAAAAATAACTAACTAAATAATTAACTAAACAAATATAAAACTATGAATTACCCAGGAAATAGGAGACTATTAAAAACATTAGAAGCATCTAAAGAACAGATTAAAGAGCTAATAGACAATGATATAGACTATGATTCAAATAATGAATTCATTAGCAACTATTCAGCATTAA